ACAAAGGAGATAAACAGGGTGTTGATATCCAGGATTTCTTTAAGCTAAAGTATAGACAGTCAGCAGGTGGTGACCCTTGGCCTATGAAGAATGCTAAGATATCACTCGATGGTAAGTTTGTATCTGAAGGTGATGATGATCTGGAGCCATACTTTCTAATCAATACTGATGATGGCGTTGGGTACATCTATCCCTATGCTTTCGTTGCACTGCCTAAGAAGTCAGGTGGTCACCACATAGTGAGGATGGATTGATGAAACCTAAAATAAAAAGACTGGAAGGAGAAACAAGACAAGACTTTGATAACAGGAGGTCACGGATTAGAAAAGCATATGGTAAATCTGTACTTAAAATGTACAAAATAAAGAAAGGTTGTGCTAAGTGTGGTTGGAATAAACACCATGCAGGTTTAGAGTTTAATCATATTATACCACGATCTAAAAGGACTGATAAAAGTTTTAACTTAGGATCTAATGCACACTATATTGCATTTGGAAATGGTACTAAATGTAGAAACAATATTAAAGAAGAACTAAGTAAGTGTGAAGTATTGTGTCGTAACTGTCATGGCATATTAACTTATGAACAGCAACACTGGAGGAATAAAACTAATGTTACCCGATGAAATGGAAGCTGAGAAAAACAGAAAGATAATACTATCTCAGGCTAATACAATAGAAATACTTCAACGTAATGTGCGTGACTTACAAGGACAACTCAATCTACAGTACGTTAAGAACAAGAAACTAATAGAACAGAACGCTGAAGCTATGGTAATCATAGGTCACTTACAGCAAGAGATAGACTCAATGGAGGAAGTATAATGCAACCAACAAACACTAACGCACATCAACGTGTAAAGCATGAGCCTACAAGACTAAATCAATATGCGTATGGGATACAGAAAGGTAAACCTTGTAGGTTGTTTGGTAATAACTTTGATAGTGTAGCACAAGCGGCTAGGCATTGGGGTATCTCATACTCTTGGGCTAGAGAAATGATTGACAAAGGTATGCATCAAGAGGCAAAGCCAAAGAGACAGATACACAAGGGATACAGATCAAGATGGAGGAAGCAACATGAAACTGTATAAGAATAGCAATGGTGTGTGGGCAGGTACACAAGCTGACGCACGTAAGTATTGCGGCAAGGACTACAACACTGTCGATGTACCAACTGACAAGCCTAATCTGTTAGGGTTTCTCAATCTTAATCAGGTGGGTAGTCTAGCCAGTAGTCCTACCTTGGAAGAGGTAAGAACTGGTGAGCCTAACAAGGAAGCAATGTCATGGTTTAGGTGGGCGCATGACTGTATGCTACGAGGGCAGTACGATGATGCAAAAGAAATGTTAAGGAAAGGATTGATAGATGATCGAGATACTACTAGCAATGGTTGAAGATACCAATCAGATACACAAGTATTGCATGGACAAGCATGAACACTGGACAGGTAGAGCAGCGTGTGTACAAGAGCTACAACATGCCCAACGCAAGATGGAGGTAGAAGAACTAAGACAATTCTTAAAGGATAACCCACACTACAAATATCCAGGAATGGCTTTGCCAAATGGAAGAATAAAACCACTTGACGTATGTTGGGGATCTGATAAAACTTATTACATAGGAAGTGACAAAGTTAAAAAGGAGAAGTGCTGATGTCATATGAAGTATGGATACATAATAGCAATGGGTTTGGTTTTGCATACCACTCATACAAGACAAGATTACTAGCAGAGAAAGGGCTAGAGAAATATAAAAACTTAATAGAGTACAAAGGTTGTACGTTTGTTATGAGGATGAGAGAACATGATAGTCAGTAAAGTCTCACCCATAGACAGGGTGATCAATGAATGCAAACGTAGAGCAGACGATGCTTGGTGGGATGGCAACGATGAGGAAGCTAGACTACATGAAGCAGAAGCAAAGTTCCACGAAGATGATAAAGACAAAGGAGTACTATGGTGTCCGAACTTTTAATGCACTCACTGCCATTAGCTTTTGCTTTTGGTTACTTTGGATTGTTTATTTACATATGGTATTTATATGCAAGAGGAAAGTGAAGATGGAGAGAATCCGAACACGCCTTTCGATGATGTTACACATTGGGTGGGTAACCTACCTCGTAAGGATACTGATAGCACTAAGCGTACTACTAAACGTAACACTAGGAGGGAGACTAAATCAAACTTTCTCCGCAAGAAACTGGGATTGGAAAAGAAATAACAAACCTAATGTGGTGCGTCTATTGGACGCATTGCTAGGGGATGGACATTGTAGTAGGTCTTGGGCTTACTGGAAGGTTAGGAGAAGATGGTAAACAAATATAAGAATATCCCGAAGCATAGTGCTACGCTAGAAGAAGTGATAAACTTCTACCGTAACTCAGATGTATACCGTAGGTTGTCCTCCTCCTCACAAAAAGACTACGACAATCACCTGAGTGCTACCTTAATTACTGAGGTAGAGGGCAGGATGCTTCGGGCATATCGCTGTAAGAACTTGAAGGTTCGACACATCACACAAGCGTATGAGCAGTGGCTACAGATTGGTACACGTACCGCTAACTACAGGCGCAGTGTATTATCTGCTGCTTGGAAACATGCCATGCGACATGATGTGATGATTCATAATCCAATCTCTTTGGTTGAGACAGTTGCAGAAAAACCAAGGCGAGTACACTGGAGTCGTGAACAAGTGTCTATCTTTCTTGACACATCTTACAGTGACTTTCGATGGCGTAGCATTGGACTGATTGTGCATATGGCATACGACTGGGGTCAACGTGTAGGTGACATACGTCTACTTACATGGGATAGTTTAGACTTAAACGAATGTCGTATTGATATGACTCAGAGCAAACGTAATGCAGAGATACACCTTCCTATCTCTCAGGGTTTGTGTTCGATGCTACGTCAACAGAAGGAGGAGTTTGGCTTTCAAGAGTATGTAGTACCAAGAGTTAAGCCTAGAGCAGGAGCATATACACCCTATGACAAAGAGGAAGTATCGTTATATATCAATAAGATCCTGGACGAAGCTAATCTACCTAAAGAACTTACAGCTATGGATCTACGTAGGACAGCAGTGACTGAGATGATGGAAGGTGGTGTTGACTTGGCAGGTATTATGCAGGTGACAGGTCACCAGAATACAGCATCAGTCAAGCCATACATGGTCAACACATTCAGTGGTGCAAGCAAAGCACTAGCAGCGAGAGGAGTTAAGCATGGTGTACGTGAGGAAGACTAACATCAGAGAGTTTATAAATAGCCTTGACCTAAAGGATGGTGAACGTCACAGGTGTGACTGTCCTTCACCTGACTGTCGAGGTAAGAATACATTTACTGTGGCTAATATATTTGGTGACATAAAGTACAACTGTTTCAAGCTAGGCTGTAGGGTTGGTGGTATGTATGACACTGGCATGACAGCAGCAGAGATATTCCTACGCATGGAGGAGTTACAGTTTCAACGTGCGTACACAAACATAAAGAAGGAGAAAGAAACTATGGAGATACCTGAGTACGTGGTAACACCCAAGGCATCACACACCAAGCACCAACGCTACATAAGACGTTGGGGTATAGCGTTGGGCGACACTATGTATGATGTGAAGGATGAACGTGTAGTATTTCCTATCAAGCATGAAGGTAGGATCGTTGACGCTGTAGGTAGGGCAGTAGGTAAGAAGCAGAACCCTAAGTGGTATCGCTACACAGGTGAGGCTGACTACTACACAATAGGTACTGGCTCTACCCTGCTCATTGTTGAGGACGTTGTGTCTGCTGTGATTGCAGTACAAGAGATGCCATACATCACAGCTATGGCTATCTTGGGTACATCAATAAATGCAAAACAGTTTGCAAAGATAGGTGAGTACGACAAAGTTATTATAGCCCTTGATCCTGATGCTATTGGTAAGACAGTAGAGTATCGCAGAGAGATAGAGTTGTGGACAGGACGCAAGACAACAGCTATGAACCTACAAGATGATATTAAATATAAGATGGAAGAAGACTTAGAGAAACTAAAGGAGTTATGTAATGAGATTAGCAATAGTGATTGACGTTGATGGTGACATCATGTATGTACCAGAGGGTGCAGTGTTTGAGAACTACCCCAAGCCTAAACTGTTCGACAACTTAAAGGATGCACAAGAGGAGTGCGCTAAGTGGAACACTGGTATAATTGTAGACTTCAATACAAATAAAACTGTACCAATAGTAAGAAGCTTCGATGATGAGGAACGAAGAAGATCAATAGAACGAGAGGAGATAAACCGAGATGATGGAACTAGCACTACTAAAGACGCTACTGAGTAAAGAGTTTTACGATCAACACAAAGGCATACGATGCCCTGATAAAATCTTTACTAAAGATGTGCGTAAGATAAAGCAAGCATTGGATGCAGCTATGGATACATATGGTGGTGACCTGTCTGTGTCTGACTTACAGGCTGTGTTCAACCGTATCAATGCAAGCATGACCACCGCTACACGTACAGCCTACGAGGATCTGTTCAAGCGTATCGAAATAGCTGAACCTATCAAAGGAGAGATAGCAGAGGACACATTGTCGCAGTTGTTTCAGCAGCACGTTGGTGACCTTGTAGCTAACCTTGGCTTTGACTTTGTGAATGGTGCAGAGAATAGCCTTGAACCTTTACGTCAACTATTAGAGGAATACAAAGATGACTTTACTCCAAATCTTCGTGTCGAGTGGGATGATCATAGTCTTGATACTATCCTTGATGCAACGGCACTTGAATCGAAATGGAAGTTTAACATATCCAGTCTGGCTCGTAGGGTGGAGGGTATCAGTGGTGGTCATCTTATCTTGGTTGGCGCTCGTCCTAATACTGGTAAAACTAGTTTTCACGCCTCTCTGGTAGCAGCAGACGGTGGCTTTGCACAACAAGGAGCAAAGGTTACAGTGCTGTGTAATGAAGAAGCATACACACGTGTAGCTGCACGATACATCAGTGCTTCATCCAACATGACTATGGGTGAGGTCAGAGGTAACAAGGCACTGGCTAACAAGAGATACCACCCTGTGTCAGAGAACATACAGTTCAAGGACAGCACAGGTAAGAGCATGGATTGGGTTGAGTCAGTGGTAAAGTATGAACGTCCTGATATAGTAATCCTGGATATGGGCGACAAGTTTGCCGACATCAGGTCAGAACGATCAGACATAACACTAAAGGCAGCAGCTATCCATGCACGTAACATAGCCAAGCAGTATGACTGTGCTGTGGTATGGATGTCTCAGCTATCAGCAGAAGCAGAGGGCAGGGCTGACCTGAACCA